CCGGTTCGCCGATCTTGAAGTTGAACTTGACCGTCCCGCGGCAACCTTTAAGAAGCTTCGCCACGCCGTCCTCATAAAGCCCCATGGTCAAAGAAACCACAGAACTGCTGATCGGTTTTATTTCAAAACCCGCACTTGCCGGATCGGATGAAGCGGTCGAAACCGCGCCTGAATCCGCGCCTGTTATGTGATCTCCGGTCTCGAATACTCCGGTGAGCGCGACATAGTAAAGCGATGCCGCACCGTTTGCGGTCTTAATGACAACCCGGCCGGTTGCACCCGACGTATCACCGGTAATCACCTCTCCGTGCCGATAAGGACCGCTGGTGATCGCACCGATCGAAATCTTCTTGAGCGCGTTCGATTGAAACCCGCAGGCCCTGACCAGCCGCATCCACTCCGGCTCAAGCGTAACCGATCCCGAACCTTTCAATTCAATACTGAAATCGATCCCTGCCGAGCGTTTACCTGCCAACTTGCCCATCTTGGTCAAAGACGCGCGTACAGGATCCCTCTGGTACATCTGCGGATCGTAACTTGCCTTCGGTGAAAAATTCACCAGAATGCCTGCGTCGGCCGCCAGAAGTGTTTCCGCAGAACCTTCGACCGCCTCGATCTTCGCCGCAAGCTGGCGTTTTCTTATGAGCATTGACATTGCAATCCCTCCCTTTTAGTTCTTTGCTGTCGGATCCGTCCGCAAATGACGATAACGGACGCGAACCTCCATGATGATCCCCGCGTACGGCTGTGCCTCGGTCGTCTCAAATGGCGTTGTCCCCAGAACATCCGTATCAACCGCATTGCCCGCGCGCGTGGAGTCCTGCAGGATCGCTTTCTTGATATCTCCCTGCAGTCTGTTCAAATACGTATCGGTCGGCACCGGGTCGTTCTCGTCGTTCACGAAAAATATGTCGAGATACAAAGTTAAAAGACATTCTTCGAACGGATTCGGCATGCTCGACTCATCCTCATCGCCCGGGCTGATCACCACCATCGGCATATCAACCATTCTGTTGCCGTGCATCGACCAGCGCTGGACTGTGGCGGGCGTAAAATCGAAGTTGTACCCGTTAGCGATCGTCACGCCTTCAAGTACAGTCTTGATGTTTTGCAATATCCGCTCTCTGACCGTTTCCATCAGATCTTCCTCAACGCCTTTTCGATCGATTTATTCAAAATATCAATCCGGTAATTCACGAGGCCGTCCCATGTCCGGTAAAACCCCAGCCTCGGCTTAATACGAACTGAGCGCTTAAGCACATACAGCGGCAAGATCCTCTGCGCGCGTTTCGTCACCCGGGCAAGAAACGTCTCGCCCTTCCAGCGCAAAGCCCTGACGTTTTTCAACTCTTTGGGCTTTTTATAACGCGCTCGGAGTTTCCCCGACGGCGTGAACATTTCCGACCGCGCTGACAACGGCACCGCCAGCCGCTTGCCTCCGGGATCCCTGACTGTGCCGCCGGTCTCGTGCAGTTTGGCAATCTTCGACTCCGAAAAGACCTCGATGCCCATGCCCTCGATCTCGGGCGACACCAAAAACACACGCTTGAATGTGCCAAAAAGGCCGTGGCCGGACGCGCCGCGCACACCCGGAGGCCCCTGAAGCTGTTGCTGTCTGAACCGTTTCAAGAACCCCTTGCCGATACGATCCATCCCGTCCGCCAGCTCGAACTTAAGGACGCGGGGCGCGATCTTGATCGCCCTGTCCAGCGCCCTTGTGTCAATTTCTGTGGTTAACTGCACCATGCCTACCACCCCACCAGCAAATGCCACATCCCTTCATCACGGCTGATGACATCGTTGATACGAGCCTCACGGTCGAATCCTTCCGAGTCTTTAAGCGTGATGCGGTCGTCTGCTTTATTTACTGCCGCGATACCGCTGGTAGCATCATTGGAGATATAAACCTCCGCCTGCTTCTTGAGCGACCGGTTGATGTTTTCCTCTGCCGGTGTAAGCTCATAACGAACCACCACGGCCGGGATCACCTTGGAAACCCCCGCGCCGGTCGTATACGTGATCTCCTCGGCAAACTCGCCCATATTCAGAAAACAACCGACGGCATCTTTCGGCATTTGCTCTTTTAAGCTCATGAACACATCCCCAAAAGGGGCCCGGGAGTAGTTACGCCCCCGGGCATCCCTGCTGTTAAGCGTCGACTTTCATCAGATGCGCAAAATACGGATCGACGATGATCTCGTCCACATGCTGACGCACGCGGAAGATATCGCTTCTGGCCGCATCATCGCGGTACTGCTCGACCGTGGCGTTCTCCGGGCTGTCCGCCGTCCAGAGGAAGGTTCTTCCTACTGTCGGATCGGATAGTCTCTGTCCCTCGCCGATCACCGCCACCATGGCATAATCGTCGCTCCAGATATCCGCACCCTGAAACGACTTGCCTTCTTTCGCGGTGTTGTAGATCGCCTTGCCGACAAGGATCCTCTTCACGCCGAGAATATCGGCCATGGCGTTGAGGATCTCCGCTTCAGTCAGCCTTGCGACATACTGGATCGCGGCCTTGATCTTCTCGTTGCCGAGAAGCCGGTCGATATTCGCCTTGCTCATGATGAGCGTCCCCGGCTCCATGCCGCAGTTCTGCCTCACCTGCTCGCGCGCGGCCCTGACCTGAGCGATGACATCGCTTGAGGCGTTGTCCCACGGCGCGGTCGAGAAGTCGGTAAAGAGCTTCGATCCCGTAAACACCGCGGTATCGAAAACCCTCGACGCGATCCTCTTTTCCTGCGCCTGCAGAACCCTGCGCGTTACGATCTGGACGGTCGTAAGCTCGGCATCGAAGTCCGTGGCATACATTTCCCGTTCGGAATCGTCCAGAGGCCCTTCCAAGCCGTGCTCTTCGCAGTTGTACTGCCGGTCTTTCGCTTGAAAGGTGTCCCGGTTGTAGTTGCCGCGAGGCGCGCGCTTGGTATCCGCTTCGCGCGTGATGCTCTCCCGGGTGATGGCCGGAAAGATGCTCGCCTTCTTTTTGGTTTGGAAAATAGGCAGAACTCTCGTGCCTATGAACTCGTCCTGCGACTGGATAAACTCCAGCGCCGCTTCCCCTAACTCGAGTCTCGGTACTGCTCTTGTCCCTTGATAGTCTGGCATGTTTCATTCCTCCTTTTGATTAGGCAAACAGCCCTTCGACAACTTCACCGTCGCTTGTTGATGCTTCCAGCGCCTTGCCGATAATAGAACCGCTCACGGTTGCGCTGATCTTCCCGTCATTGGCCCCGTACACATTGCCGCCCGCGCTGATCACTCCGGCCGCGACCATCTTGAACGTTCTGCCGGAACTCTTTAAATCAACGCTGACATGCTCGCCCAAAGCGGCCTTGGCCGCGGTGATCCCGATGCAGGCTTCGCCCGCGTCGGCATATTCCACCTGCGATCCGCTTCCCGTACTCAGCTTGACCCTGCGGTAAGCTTCCAGTTCCTCTCCCGCGATAAATGCTTTTGATCCGATATTGAATTGAGACATCGTCCTACCTCCTTTTGGTTATTTTCTTTTGTCTGCTGTTGCCTTAAGCGCATCGGTCGTACTGCACCCGTGCTCTTTCTGATACTGCCGCGCGCGCTCCAGATGCGTTGTCTGCTTCTTGACCGGTTCCTCCTCTGCGTCGGGCCCCAAGGGCGGCACGGACGCTTTCTGCAGGCCTTCAAGCTGTTTCTCCTGAAACTTGATGACCGCATTTTCGAACGTCGCGCCGTTCTCGACCGCCTCGACGGCGATATCGGACATATCCTTGAACACCTTCGATTTCTTCAAAATCGAAACCGCCCGTTCGCGCTCTTTTCTGACACCCTCTTCGACTCCGAGCGCGTGAATGGAGTCGTAAAGGCCGGAATGCTCCGCCTTAATCTTTTCCATCGTGATTTCCTCTGGCATTTTCTTTTCCTCCTTGTTTTTGTTAGCCCCATACCTTTCCAAGAACGCGATCACCTTCTCAACCGATTCCGGCTGGTTCAGGAATTTATCTAAAAAAGCCGTCATCTCCGCAGACGGCCGGACGCTTTCCGAGAAAAACGGCATCCCGAAAAGACCGTTGTTTGCCGCAGGATCATCGACGATATCCACGGACATAAGCTTCTTCACGCGGATATACGGCGGCAAATCTTCTCCGGCCTTCGTTTTTTCCTCGCGGAATTCCTCATCCCAATGGATAACCATCGAAGACCCGAACGCCTGTGGATCGCTTTCGGCAAGGTTCATGACATAACCGGCCAAGTCGCCGTCCGGCGTTTCATGCGCGGTCTTGTCGATATGCAGGTCCGCGCGGACGATATCGCCGTCTCTCCTGAAATTTCTTGCCCTGCCCAAGAACGTGCCAAGTGCGGTACTCGACATGTTCGGATGCCCGAACCTAGATTTGACTCCGGCTTTGACCTTGTTGCCCAGCTCAACAACCGAATCCAGCGCTATGTCATCGAACTCACCCCTTTCGTCATGGGTAATCCCCTTGGTTACGACAGCAAAACCCTCGATAACCTCTTCCTTGCGGTTGACGCGAACGCCCCCGCCGCGCGCAATGTCCGCGCGAAAATATGTGTCTTTATTCGCCATCTCGCACCTCTTTCACATCGGTGAGGGAAACATCTACCTCAATCGGCATTGCCATTTGGCTTTTTGCCACCGCCAGAATCCTCTTCGCCTTCTTCACCGGTGTTTTTTTGCTTTTCTTTTGCTTTGTTTTCATCCTGCACCTCAAGTCCAAGCTTCTTCAGCTTCTCCTGCTCACGCTTGCGCTGTTCGAAACACTCTTCCCAGTCCTTGCCGTCCTGCGCGTAAAGATCCGAATACGTCACGATGCCGTTTCTTAAACCGACCTCCGCGGCCTGCGCTTCTTTAAGCGGATCCACCCATTCCCATCCCGGCGCAATCCATGAAGCACCAGTCCAGCGCTGTCTTTTTTCGTAAAAAGTTTCTGCCGAAATATCACCCTTTAAATACGCCTCTTCCAGCAACATGTCCCAGACCGGCTGGCAGAATTTCTGCGCCAGCCATTCCTGACGCATCCGAAAATATCGCCGCGCTTCCA